ATTTATGAGTAAATATACAACACTAAAAAATAAGCAAAAATTAGCAAGAGCTTTAGAAGAAATGGGTATGACTGTCGATGAAGCTAAGCAATGGCTCGCAGAAGCTGCAGACCAGCAAGCAAAGCAAACGTCACGATGCTTTAATACCAAGAGCAAACCCTCAGGCAAGTCTTGCTTCTCTGCCGACACCAGCCTAGATGATCAGCTTGCTTTTGCGTTCTGGTTTAAAGAACACGAGGACGCATATCAAGAAACCAAGGCAGCCGAAAAATGCGCGCTTGATGCTAAAGAACCTGCTACGCCACAAACCAACAAAGCTTCTAAGAGCAATGTAACATTTGTTCCTGGAGATTCACATAACGAGTCGCTGTTGTTTGTGGGCGGAACTCAGGTACAAGGAGACTTTAAAGCCTGCTACACCTATGACTCAGTTTCAGGTAAAGCAACATTACAAGTAGAGTTCACGGATCTTCTATAATAAAATTTGGTGAGTTGCGTTCATGGTTACCAGTCCATAGTCCTTGTGATTATGGGCTGGTTTCTTTTTAGACATCAACTATAATAAATTTATATGTTTTTTATAGTACTTACCACACTCACCGCACTGTTTGTAGCAGGCTGTTCTGCTTTCTTCAGTATTAAAGGGCTTACTGTACTGTTTTCTGGCAGTGCCATTGCTGTGGGGATTATGGCAAGCTCTCTAGAACTAGGAAAGCTTGTGGCCGCCTCTTTTCTACACAACCACTGGAAAAACATCGGCAGGCTATTAAAGCTATATTTATGTACTGCTGTAGTGATCCTCATGGGTATCACTAGCCTAGGAATTTTCGGGTTCCTGAGTAATGCGTATCAGCAACATGCAGGAGTCATGAATTCTCTTGAAGCTAAGATTGAGCTGAACCAAAATAACAGAAAGTCCACACTGGAAACGATAGAGTTGGACACAAATAGAATCAAGTCCCTTAACGAAATTCGCGCTACTCAGGAGCAGAGAATTAAAGACTCTGGCAATTATAAAGCTCCAAGAGATCAAGCCTATAAAGCAATCGCTGAGGCTAATGAAGAGCTAGCTAAAAAAGAAGATACCCTTAAGCAAGCTAAAGAAACTTTGACAATTATTGACGCAGAGTTGGCTTCCCTTAAAATGGAGGCCAACAACTCAACAGACATAGGTTCATTTAAGTTTATTGCCAACGCGCTACATACAGATCTGGATACAGCTGTGCAGTATTTTATATTTGCTCTTATTGCTGTATTTGACCCGCTGGCAGTTACGCTAATACTTGCCTTAAATAGGTTGCTGGAAATTCAAGCAGACAAGAAGAGGTCGAGTGATATTAGCTACATAAAAGACATTCTTGAACGAGTTGAAGCACCTATCGAAGAAAAGATTGAAGTTATAGAGGAACCAGTTAAACCTGCAGAGGTCGTTAAAGCTGATGAGGAAGAACAGACGGCTCTCGAACAACCATCGCAAAAGCTTACACGAGGTAAACGCACTGGATCAAATAATTCAATAATTACCAACTAAGCGGGTTACTTATGTTTAACGTCATAGAGGTCTAGAACGGCTTCTAGGGCGGCGTCCCAACCATTCTTTCTTAGTACTCCTAGCAGCATATTAGCCTCGTCTACACTAGTGACCCTGCTCATTAGCTGGTTACACATATAGTCTATAATATCCAGGTCTGCATCTGCTTCCTTTTTAGCTAGCTCTATAAACTTCTGCTTAGCCTGCTTTAATTCAATTGCCCCTTCGCGATACTCAAGCCCAGAGAGATAGAATATGTTCTTCTCTAGGTCTTCTATTTTGATATCTTCTAGTGGCTTGTTTCTATACTCAATAGACAGCAAAAACCTTCTTGTTTTATTGTCTGCTGAGGCTCTCTTTACTAACCAGTCCACAGCTACCCTGTATCCGTCTGTATTGTACTCACAATACCAAGCGAGCTCTTCAGCTGTGGGAAGAACACCTAGTATATCTAGATAGACTCTTCGAATCAGCTGAGATTCTTTATTGTCGCCAGCCAAAACTTTCTCAGCAAGCACCAATAAAATTGCAGAGTATATAGACAATACCTTGCATTTCATACTAGGCTTCTCCGGGTCTCCAAGGAACCGTCATCATTGGTATAGATTCGGTCGCTGGAGCAGGCTTCTGCTGCTCTGGGTGTAGCAGGTAATGATTAGCCTCAAACGCCTCTACAATGAATCTACACAGCTCGCTACGAACAATGTCTTCGTTAGTAAAGTGTAGACTGTAAATACCAAAAGCCCGAGCCTCATCAGTATCAAACATTTTACTACACCGATCAAAAGCTCCTTGTTTGCTCTTTGGCAAATCTGACTGTTTACTGTCTGCACAGATAATCATTTTTGTAAACTTACCTATGCGAGTCATGAGTGTTTGCAACTCATTGATTGTAAGATTCTGGCATTCATCTAAAATCACGCAGCGCGCAGTCCAGCTTGCACCACGCACAAAGTTAATAGGCTTGTAGTCGATTCTGTTGTCAGCCTTTAGCTTTTTGACTTCAGCTTCAGGAAGAAGCTCTTCTAGTTTATCCTCAAACGGACCCATATATGGACCATACTTGTCTGTGATGTCTCCAGGAAGATAGCCTAGCTTGGCATCACTACTTTCTACTGCAGCTCTAACGCACACAATGTCTGACACTTTCTTTTCATTTAAGAGCTGCAAAGCTATACGCATTGCGCAGGTCGTTTTTGAGCTTCCTGCAGGACCTGAGAGGAAGATAATCCTAGCGTCTTTGCGTACACCTAACTCAAACAAAGCTTCTTGTTTAGGTGTCCAAGGAAGATTTCTAATATGTAAGTCGAAGTCAATCTTTTCGCGCTGATATACTTTAGGGCTGGTGTCCGGCTTTTTGGGTGTTTTAGCTTTCGTCATATAGCTTATTCTACACTATAATGAGTCCTGCTAATAGCTAAAAAAGAGGGGTTGGACCTCTTCCAGACTAGCGCCTGTACCTTAGCAAAATGCGTATATAATAATTATTGCAGTAAAGCATACTCCAAGACCGAAGCTAATTCCAGCGTTATACACTAGAAGGAAGAATAAAGATAGTGCTGCAAGCATATAGTTAATTTTTGTCTCTTGGTTATAGGAGACTCAACATATTATACCACAATATCTAAAAATATCTTATTGGGGCTTGTTGTTGATGTAACTATGCTCAATACCTGTAGGTATCAGTGTTCTGCTTGTGTGAATTTTAAATCCTGAGGGTTTATGTGTGATACCTACGTACTTATCGTTAAGTATCTGATCCACCTTGAACTGGTCTGGGTGCTTCTTCAGCAACGCACTCAATATCTCATTCTTACCGCTATAATCGTTTTTATCAGATCTTTTTTTAGCCTCTAGGAGCTGTCTAAGCTCTAGAGACTTGGCAGTCTTTATTAAACTGAGTATCCTGCAGGCAAAATCGTTCATAGCTAATCTCTGATAAGTTTTATAAACTCTTCATTAAGCTTTTCTTTTTCATCTGCAAGGTTCTGTAGGTACTCATCAGTACTTACGTTTTTCTTGTGCATGAGCTTGTCTAGTGTCGAAGGAGTCAATGAAGACAGATAATTTTGTACAAGTACTTTTTGCTTATCAGGCGCGAGACCTTCATGAGATCTATACCTTGCAGCTCTACCAATTACCTGCTTGATCTTCTCGTTGTTAAAATGAGGTTCAAGTAATTGAACTAGTCTGGTACCCTTCAAATCCAATCCTTCTCCTCCAGCAGAGCTAACGATGAGCGCCTTTAGCTTGTTCTCGTTATAGTCTTTTACCAATTGATTACGTACACTGTCCTTGATCTCTCCAGTGAACTCACCAAAAGGTATGTTGGCTCCTTGCAACAATTTCTTGTAAGGATCAACACCACTGTTGAGATAGTTCGAGTAGATTAATCCTTTATACGAGGGATCTTCATCTATCTTACTTTTTAAAAATTTAAACGCATGCTCAATCTTGGGAGAGGTTATATCTTTATCGTCTTTGGTAAATCCCTGAGTGGAGTTGCTGATCATGCGAGCGCCAGACAAGAACGGAATCAATTTATCCAGTTCTTTTTTATCTGGAGGAAGACCTGCAGAAACTTTCATACGCAGGTACCAAGGAAGATCCTTCATCAAAGCTTTATAGATCTCCTGCTGCTTCTCGGCCATAGGAACCCTGACAGTCTCTTTATCCATGGTAGGAAAGCCTTCAGCGTTCCCTGCATGATAGTCGATAAGCTTGTGAAAGACTTTGCGTAGATAATCTTTATTCTTAACTGATAGCTCCTGCCCAGGTTTGACTCCTAGTATCCTGTGTACGATTGATGGAAATACAGTCTTTTGCTGAATATACTCATTGTAAAACTCAGGCTTGCGCTCTGGCATGATTTGTTTGCCTGCGGCTATGTTGATAAGTTTTGCAATATCGCTAGGGTCGTTATATATCGGCGTACCGGTAAGAAGAATTCTTTTTTTAGCTTGTACGTCTTTTAGATTCTTGTAGAGTTTTGTGTCCTCATTACGAAGCCTGTGAGCCTCGTCAATAATCATTAGCTTATCTTTAAAGTCTGCAGGATTTACTCCTTTACGAGAAGCATCTTGCTGTGAACGTATATGTAAATTTTTAGGCACTTTACCTACCCATTTTTTGAGCTCTTTCTCATAGTTACCTTTCAAGGCAGCAGGCAGCAATACTTCTGCAGGCAAGCCAAGATCTTTATACGCTTCAATAGAACTTCTTGTTTTGCCTGAGCCTAGTCCGTGCATAAGGATTAGTCCTGGCTGGTCATCAGCTTGAAGCCTGTCGATGATTCTTTGCTGATGTGGAAGCAACGGAGACTTGTCTGCGCTTTCTTTAAACAGATCGTCAAACTTCTGCATCTTGTCTTCTGTAGTCAATCCTTTACGGAACAACGGCATTCGAACTTTATTAACAAATACCTCTGCCTCAGCTTTGTTCTTAAGTCTACGTTTAAATCGTTCTCTAATATCGTCAAGGTCTTTACGATTATGCGCGTAGTTCAATGCTTCGCCGAGCGCAGCTATTCCACCAAAACCAAGTTGAACTCTATTTATAGACTTGCCTACTGTGTCTATATATTTTGCAATATCCTCAACTTTACCGTAGTCTATTCCAGCCGATTTAACTTTCTTATTTCCTGTTTGCAAAGAATTCACAGCTTTTCTCTTCTCTGTCATTGCCCGCAGGACCGTCGGGAAAGACTCAATCGCCCCCTCTGGATGATGCTTTACATATTCCTCAGAAATATCATTATAAAGCTTTTGTCTTTCGTATTTCTGCCTTGCTGTAAGTAATGTTGGAACACTCATCAGCAGCGGCATATATACCATAGGATTAGTCAACAACCCTTTAGATTTAATTCCTGCCTGCCTAGCCATTAGGTTACTCAATGTTCCTACATAAGCCCCCATCAGTGCTGAAGGTAGTGAGCTGCCTAGTGTAGCAACTCCTGCACGATACATTGGATTCTGTATATGCTGAACTACATCTCGCTTCTCGGTATCTAGTGTAGGATCAAACCAACTCCAGCCAGTATTGCGCCTAGAAGCTATACGATCTTTTTCTTCGTCTGCCAGCTCTCTAGGTTTTTGCAGTTCATCTTTACTTAAAACATACTTACGGACGTTTTTTAATTCATCACTAGTCAATATGTCTTCAAACTGAGGCTTAGCGCTCTCTTTTTGCAAGCTCATAATTAAGAGCAATTAGAAGCCTTCTAAACACACAAAGGCCTTACTAGAACTAGCACAAAGAACATAAATAGCGTCGGAAGGGACGTAGACCTCAAAACGAATATTACCACCACTCCTAGCTATAAACATCCCATTACTTGTGGTGGGGATGTAACCAATTCCAAGGTACATGTCAGCGTCGGTGGCAAGATTTTGAAAGAATAACCATTTTCTCTTTGTGGCTGCAGGTGCAACTAATTGCGCTGTATTTCCTGTAGTGATGGTTCCTGCGCGATTATATACGCTTCTCGCAGTGTCGAAGGTTTTAATCGCCCAGCTCGTCCCGTCAGAGTAGTAGTACACTCCGGTATCTGTACCGTAGTAATATTGATTGCTGTACGAAGCTGCTGCTCCGATATCTGCCGCTAGTCCTGATCGTGTGTTTTCTCTGTTCATAAAGTTATAAGGTTAATTATTTTTATTATGACAGAAAGTTAATATAACTTCGAGAAGTATTCGGCCAATCTTATAGCCTGTGGAGTTTCTTCTTCTATAATTCTATCATAGCACGCCGCACCATATTGTTTGAACAGTACAGCATTTTGTGTAAACCAGCCCATATGATAGCCAGAACGCATAAAGGCTAGTATTTTATCAGTTCCATCATAGTCTACAACATAATTTCTTCGAGCAAACTTATCTATCCAATATTGCTTGGGCTGGCAATTAATATGTCCATGCCCTCCTTGTCCTGGGATAGCGGCGGAAAACAATACAGCGGGAGCAACAGAAGTCAATACATCCACGAAGTCTTCAGCACGTTCTTCAGGTAAATGTTCAGCCACTTCAAGAGAAAGAGCTAGGTCGTAACCTTTAAATGTCGCTTTAAACTCTGGTGAAAACACATCCATTACTACGTAAGGACACAACGGATCCAAATCTACACCCTCAGCCTCAATACCGGCTTCTCTAAGGGCTTTCACATAAATACCAGGACCACAACCAACATCTATAATTTTCATACGTCTAATAATTAATACCAAGTTTTGTAAGAGATGACAATACCCAAGCCAAACTATCTTCACGCACCCATGTTTTATCTGTGTTCTGAATTCCTG